ATTATGGATGTTACTATAATAGAAGGTTTACGTACAGGCGAAAGACAGAAAGAGTTGTTAAAGAAAGGGGCTACTAAAGTTAAGTACTCTAAGCACATGGAAGGTAAAGCTGTAGACCTAGCTCCTTATCCTATAGACTGGAAGAATAGAGATGGGTTTCATTATATGGGTGGAATGATTAGAGGGATAGCTAAACAACTTAATGTTAAGGTTCGTTGGGGTGGAGACTGGGACTCTGACGGAGATGTTAAAGATAATGGATTCGATGACTTGGTACATGTGGAGATACTTGATTAATGCCTAAACAACTATATACTATAAATAAATTTGACGCTGGAATAAATACAGTTAAAGATGCAAGAGATTTATCTGAACCAGAGTCAAGTTCTATAACTAATATGGCAGTTGATGCACAGGGAAAAATAAAATCTGCAGGTAGTTTAGTTCAACAGAAAGCTAACCCATCTGATGTAAGTGGTAGTGTTCTTCCAACTTTTATATCAAAACATACTGCAAGGCTAGAAATAGGAACAAGTGCTCCCGGAACTTCAACCGGAAGACTTAGTCTTGGTGGAGGTTATAACTTTTCGTACTTTGAATCAGACCATAGTATATTTGACGACTTTTCAAATATTGGAAGTGAATATACAGTTGGGGTTGCTAGTGGAAATGTAAGTTTTAAAAATCCTCAAAACACACCTGTAGATGGAGTAGCTACATTAAGCTCTTCTGCTATTCCCGGTGCTGGTTCGACAGAGTAAAGTATGGCTTTATCTATAGACCCATCAAAACAATATATAAAGTACGAAGGTGATGCTGATTACTGGACTGCAGTAGCAGGAATTAAAATAGGCGACATTGTAAGAGTTTCGGGAAGCCTTCTCAATGATGGTACTTACAAGTGTTCTGGATTTATTACCAAGAGTAGTGACCATTATATGATGTTAATTGGCAAACCTATTGTAGACGAAACAGCTTTTACAGTTAATACAGATGCTGGGTATTCTAATACAAATACAACTATTAGTGTTGTTGATAGTGAAGATATAAGAGTAGGTCAAACTGTTACAGGTACAGGAATCCCAAGTGGAACAGTAATTAATTCAGTTACTGGAACTGAAGGAGTTAATGTAAGTGCTATTGTTATTTCTCAAGCAGTTACAGGTTTAGGAGGTTTAGTCGGTTCAGGTGCTACATTAACGTTTACAAGTTCTCCCGATGGAGCTTCAACTGAAGTAAGAATTAACGTTAAAAGGTCAAATGGTGATAGGTTGTGTGCTTTTGGAGATGCTGCGACAAACACTATAGATATTTGGTCTTTTAATAACACTAGTAATTCTCAAAATACTGATGACGGATGGGGAAATGCAGAAATAAATCCTACATTAATTTCTCCAGCAAGTGAATTTGTTTCTACTTCGCAATTTATATTTAGTTTTTCAGATGAAGTTTTAAGAATTACAGATACAAACCCAGAAAACCTTTCGATATTAAAATGGTATGGGTATATACAGACAAATCAATTTTCTTCAGCAAATGATTCTGTTTCTTTAGCTTTTAATGGTTGGTATGAACATCCTGCTTATTTAACTCCTCCTGTAAAAATAGCTTTAATTGGTTCGAATCAAAATACTATAGGTACAGACACTCACTATAACACATTAAATGGTATAGTAGAAAATCTAGTTGGAGGCGTTATTCAAACAGCAGAAGATGTAGACGCAGTTACTGAAAATTCTATATTATTTGACACAGCTAGCGGTGGAAGAAATGCTAATCACTTTTTTGAAGTTGGTCAAGTGTATTCAATTTTAACAACCTCGTCTGAAAAACCAGAATGTTTAATGGTTAGGAGGGGGGCTGAAGGTAGAAGTAATTCAACACCTGTAAAAGTATATCGTGGCTATGGAGGTACTCCAGATGTCCAAATAGGTAATGATAGTGGAGCTATTTATAAAAGAGGATTAGGTTGGAACATAGGAGTTATAGAAGGAAGCGGAGAGGGAGGTTGGGGAGCTAAATCTTATGAGTTTTGGCAAACATTTATTTACGATGAAAATCAAGAAAGTCTTCCTAGTAAATATACAACTAGAGTATTGGCAACTACAAGTGAAAACAAATCTTTAAAATGTACTGTTTATGCAGATAGATTTTATTCAGGTAGAATAACCGGAGGTAGAATATACATAAGAGAATTTGGAAGTACAGATGATTTAATTTTATTTGCTGATATAGATATAGCCCTTGGAGCTAGAATGACACTTGATGGCGAGTATACTCCTTGGGTTAAAAGAGTTGATTCAGATGTAAATGATAGTCAAAATTCTGGATACTATTCCGCTACTAGTGCATCAGAAGGTTTAAGGTCTGTTAATCCTAACTTCGACACCTTTAAAAGTATTAATGGTTATTCTCACGATGTAAAATTTAATTCAATAGGTGCAGAAAAAGAATTTTATAAGACTTCTGTCATAGCAAATAGAAGGCATTTTATAGCTAATGTATCATTAAAAGATAAGAGCAATTCTAAGATTGTTTACGGTGATAGGATTATGTTTAGCGAATTAGGTAAGTTTGATACATTTGTAGAAACAAATTTTATAGACGTTTCTAGAGGAGACTATGGAAAATACACAGCTTTAGAATCTTTTGCTGATAAGCTTTTAGCTTTTAAACATAACACCACACATATATTAAATATATCTAGCCCAACTCCTTCAGGTTGGTTTTTAGAAGAAAGCATAAAAAACTCTGGGGTTTCTTTTCATTATAGTATTGTAAAAACTGAACTTGGAGTTGTATGGGCAAATGAAAAAGGATGTTTTATTTATAATGGAGCTGATACGGTAGACTTAACTAAAAACAAATTAGGTATATTCGAGTCTACTAATTCTAATATACCAGTTTGGTCTGACTTTGCAAATGGAAGTTCACATTTTAAAGATATTATGTGCGGATATGACGATATAAGTAATCAATTAATTGTAATGAGGTCTCCTTCAGATTTAAGTACAAATAGTAATCAATGTTTTATATATAATTTTGATACTAGTGCTTGGACATATAATACAAATTTATTTACAGATAGTCACTACTATACTAACTTTGCTAAAGATTGGAACAATAGTTTAATTATAGGACATGAAGAGTCAGCTACGGTAGTTGAGTTTTTAAAGTACAGAGCAAACATTAGTGCTCAAAGTAATCAATCTATAATAACTAGAGATATAGATTTTGGTAATGCAGGATTAGTTAAAAAAATATACAAGGTTGTAATAACTTACAAGTCAAGTGTAGACCAACTAACTCCTTTAGAGTTTGCAATAAATGGTACTGGTAGCTTCTCTGATTTTTCTACAGGTTCAAATGTAACACCTGCAGGTAATGACTCTGGAGATTTAGATGCTGTGTCTACTTGGGATGTAGGAGTTTTTAAGGCAGACAGTATAGTTAGTTGCCAAAGCATACAGTTTAAAATTGTTTTACCTGACTCTGGTACTTTTGAAGTTAATGATATAACTATTCAATATAGAACTTTAAAAAGCAAGGAAGTTTCTTAATGAGAAATCACTCTAAGTTCTTAACAAATAAAAAACAAGATGCTTTATATTCTAACGAAGAAATGCATTTAGGTAATATGATTGAAGGTCAAGTATCTATATCAAACAATAAAAGCTCTAGCCCTAGTTTAAATCTTAAAAAAAATAATTTACTATATAAAGTTTACTTAACTCCAGATGGAAACAGATTTGTAGATAGAAAACTAACTACTAATATCTTAGAGTATACAAATACATTCATAGACTATAGAATATATAAACATAATTTTTCTGATAATATCTCAACTACAGAGCATTTTATACCTTGGCAGGGAACAGGAGAACAAACAGGAATGAATGATGCTACATCAACTCTTCTTGTTCCATTTAAAATGACTTGTCATAAAATATTATTTAGACCAGAATCATTTGATACACCTACTGCCAACTTTACTTTTAAAATTAAAAGACAAGATAATGGTGACGCAGATGTAGATGAAGTTGCTAGTTTTACATATACAGATACATTTGTAGATAATACAACAATAGAAATTAAAACATCTGATTTTAACAATACACCTGTTGTGGACGTAGGAGCTAAAGCTTCAATAAGCATACAAGCAGCTCCTAACCCTCACGGTTCATCAAAAAATTATTATATAACCTCTGTATGGAGAACTGAAGTAACAATATAAAGGACAATCATGTACGATAAAAAGAAAACAATTAAAGGATATATGGGTGGAGGTTACATGAAGCCTATGGGTTATCAAACAGGTGGCTATATACCCGGACTATCTAGAGCTAGATATTTAACAGGTTTAGATAGAGACAAAAGAATAGCTCAAGAAGAATTTAATAAACAAGCAGAGAAGTTATCTAAAGAACAGTTTTGGAGGGGACTAGCTGGTAAAGCAGGTAGTTTTGGAGGTAGCTTGCTTGGAGCGGCACTAGCCGCACCTACTGGTGGAATGTCTGTGCTTGCTGGTAAAGCACTTGGAACTGCTATAGGTAGGGGAGCTGGTGAATTAGTAGGTGGTTCTCTTGTAGATGCTGGAAACATTAAACAATCTTCTACTGGTTTATATAAAGATGACTTTGATTACCTGAGAAAACAAGGTAGAAAAACTGAAGACTTAGGTAGTTTAGCTAAACGCTCTATTGGAGAAGGTGCGGCTACTTATGCTGGTGGAAAGCTTAATGAATTTCTTGATGCTCGTATGGCAGAAGCAAAAATAGATAGAAAGGTTTTTGACCCATCTACTGATGGAGCTATAATTCCAGAGCAATCAGATTTTTTAGTTGACAATGGCTCATCTACAGATAAAGCTTTTAATGAACTAAGAGCTCGTGAAAGTGTTTCAAGAGATGAACTTTATGAAACCCTTGAGTCTAACCCTATGATGTCTTATGAAGAAAGTCTTAGAGGTTCAGATAGACTAGGTAGGTTAAACACTACAATAGCAGATATTAATGAATCAGAAGCATTAAGAAATCAAGCTAGTTCTAGAAGTCTTAATAGCTTTATAAAAGAATTTGGAGATATTCCAAGTGCACAAAAATATAGAGACAGAGCTTCAAGCTTTGCAGACATAATACAAAGACTTGAGTCTGAGCTTGAACCTGCTACAGGAGAACAAAGACCTTTAGCTTCTTTACAAACTTTATTACAACAATACCCAGAGCAATCTTCTCTATCTGGAGACTCTAGTAATTTAGATTTTATGGAAGCTGCTCAAAGAAGATTAAGAGGTTATAAAGATGGTGGTCAAATAGAGGAATATGGACATGGTGGATTAATAGATATGAACCCATTTAGTAGGAGGATTTTGTAATGCCAGATACAGTACCAGCAATGTTAGAACCCGGTGAATTTGTTATACGTAAAGATGCCGCAGAAAAAATAGGAATGGATAAGTTAAATATGTTAAACAATGCAGATAGATTGGAAAGTGGTCACTCAGCTATTGATGAACTAATAGCACTTAGTACGCTTAGTGGCTCACAACAAATGATGGGTGGTGGCAATGTAAAGAAGATGCCTCAGTCTGGTTACATGCAAGATGGTGGTAGTGTAGATGACCCGTTAGAGATAGACGCTAGGCAGAGAATGGGTACTCAACAAGCCATGGGTAACATAGGTATGATGGATAATATGAGCGATAAGGGCATATTAAGCGGCTTGTCTAAGATGCAAAGAGACATTGAACTACTAAAAATGATGGAAAGTAAGTATCCTAACCCTAAAAGTATGCGAGAATATAGAGGTATGAAGGAAGATTCTGGCGATATAATGAATATGGATGAAATGATAGAAGCTTTAAGTAGAGCGGCTGGTGCTACTCAAAATAAATTTAAGATACCTGAATATAATGATGGTGGTTCAACTTACACCTATGGCTCAGGTCAAACAAGTATGCCTAGTATTGCAGATGTTTATGAAGCGGCTGGTTACATGCCAAATGAAGAACAGTTAGAACAATTTCAAAGTCAATTTTTATATGACCCCAGTAGAGAAGAGTCAACAGTAGCAGGTTATATGTCAAATGTTGCAGATATAAGTTCTCAAGCACAATCTGCATTAGGAAAAGCTATGTCTTCTTCTCAAGGTGCTGGTGCTGGATTTACTGGTTTTGGAGAAAGAGAAAGATTAATGTCTGAAGCTGGAAGTAGTATTCAAGAGCGAGGAACAAGAAGTCTTGAATCTGCTCAAAGAGGTTTATTTGAAGATATTAGAGGTCAAAGAGAAAGCTACTTACAAGATGCTGGACTAGCGCTATCTGAACTAGAAGGTGCTGGAGACCGAGAATACGTAGCTCCAACTGGAGCTGGTAGTATGAGTAGTCCACCGGGATGGACTGGAGGACAAGGTCAGGAGGGTCAAAGATTTGAGGGCTCTAATG